TGCTGTTACCAGCAGAAAGCCCTACGAAGATAAGGAGAAAAAGAATTAAAGAATGGAAGTTCCACTCTTGTTCCAGTGATGTTATTCAAACGGCTGTCTAGTTGGACAACACCAGATTGAATAAATGCACTTTTTTGAAAAATCTCTTCTGTTAGATATGCGGCAAACGGTGCTGATGTAGCTAACCGAGTTGCACTATCTATATCAGAAGTAAAAGTAGAGGCATTAGGAGAAGTTCCTGAGTTGCCTTGAAAAATTCCCATTTTTTATTAGGGCTAAAGTTTACTGTTTTGACGTTGCTGCTTGTGCTTTAAATCGGGCGGCTAATTCGGGATTTTCAGCTTCCAATTTCACAGCAGCAGAAAAATTTCTAGTGATGTAAGGATTTTCCTGACCACCAATAGAACTAGGAGTAGATCCAACAGCACCCATACCTTTCGCACCAGAAGAAGCAAACATATATGCAAACTGACTATCAGGAGACTTCAGGCCATCAACAAAACTATTCAACGGTTGTTCAACGCCCCCATTGACAACCATCAAATCATTTCCGTTCATGCGTAGTCTGTCCTGATGTAGTGCATACATATGTTCAGGTTGTTGAACGCCTGCCTGTTGGAAAGCATTAACAGCCTGTGCCTTTATCGTTTGCTGTTGAGTAGCGGATCTTTCTGCCTCAAGTTGTGTTCTTAATTCAGAAATTTCTTTCTCTTTATCAGCAACCGTTCCTTGTGCTTCCTTCCACAAAGATTCAAACTCTCCTTGCTTTTCAAGTTTGGATTGTTTTTGCTTTGATTGAAGGTTTTCCAGATCCCTAATCTGTTTCTGCAAATCATCAAACTTGGAACTAACTTTCTGTTTCTCAACTATCAATTCAGCATTTTTTGCTTCAAGTAGTCGAATACGATCATTAGCACTTTTATCCTCCGCTGGAGGTTGAGGACTTTCACCCGCAGGGTTCACCTCAGTGTTTTCTGACATGGAGTAATGGTTAAAGTTGAAGCTCCGCAGGAGCTGGTTTAATTATATGCAATTCTGCCTAAGGAATAGTAATATTTTTTAACAGATAAATTTATTCTTCATCTGCTTTTTTAAATCTTACTTTTGTAATATCAATTTTCTTTAAAGTTTGATTTGGTCTAGGTGCGTTAGTTATTAGTTTTTGCATTGCTTCTCTTGGTGGAAGACCGCCTTTTATAAAAGTTCTAAATCTATCTGCCCTTATACTTCCAGCATTGCCACCACCAAAAAACATTCCTTGAGTTTTAATATCTGCCTGAGATAAGAAATCTGCATAACTTGGATTTTCTCCTTTTACATCAAACGCTTTTCTAAATAATTGTTCTCCTTTGACATTAATTTTGCTTTTATATTTTCTCCCAGGTTTTCTATTAAATCCATCTTGTTCTGGACTTACATCAATACCAGCTCTTACATCTGTATCTTCTGGATCTACTAAAACAATCTGACATCTGCAATTTACATGGATTGGATAAGTAGGAAAAGATTCTCTTTTTTTTCTAACTAAATTATCTAATGGGGCACAAACTTGGCATGTTCTTGAATCAAAAGCAGCAACCCATTCCCAACGCAAATCAGAGCTGAAATTATTCTCATTCCATACTTGCTCATTTACTTGTCTATTCATATCTTGCACAGCAGTTCTAGCAATAGCTCTTGCTTGTGCTTTTATTCTTCTTGTTGCATCTGAGCCTTCAAACATTCTTCTACCAAATCTAATATCTTCTGTAATTTCTTTTCCAATTACATTTGCAATGGTTTCTGTATCTGCCCCTTGAAATATTCCAGCTCTAACTGTGCTATCAATAATTTTTATTTTTTGTTTTATCCAAGGACTCATAGTATCTCTCATAACTGCTGGTTTTAATTCATCGAGATCTTGTAAGCCGAATAAATCAATTAAACGGTTGCTATTTACCTTTGTGCTTCTAATAATTTCTTGAACGCTGTCTTGTAGTTCTATTGTTTGTAAACCAGCGACACTTGGTAATCCTCTAATCTCTCCAGCAGTTCCAGCAAAGATATTTACAGAAGGAATAGAAGAAACCATTTTTTCAGCTTTTTCCCTCATTTTTGGATAGTTAATTCTTAATTCATCTATTAATGATTTAGCAAAAGCATCATTAGATCTTTGCAAGATAATTTCAATTTCACCTAATAGTCTTCTCCATTCAGAGTCTCTTAAAAGGGTCACATCTGGCAGTTCTAAAACTTTTCTTCTAACTAATGCCATTGTTCTTAAGAACTCTGGATCAGCTTTCATTAATGCATTTTCAGCAATATTTTCTAAGCTGAAAGCTTGTCTTATAAACAATTTAAGCTGCTTTTCGTTCAATTGTTAGAATTAATTAGTATTCCTTAGGGGTAATCTAACAATGGCTAAACAAATTGTAGAAACCAGAGTTGCTGGTATGGTCATAAAAACAGAAGTTGAAGTTCCAGACTCAGAAGTAAAAGCAGCCCCAGCAAAGGCAGCTCCAAAAGCGAAAACTCCAAAAGCTGCTGATGCATAAATGATTAAAATTTTAACTTACATAAATAGTGGTTTACTTGTCGCTGCTATTGGTTTCTCTGGTTACGTCTACAGCCAGAGAACAAGATTTGTAAATGACATGCTTTCAAATATTCAAAATCAAATCATAAAAAACATTCAATATGATTTGAAAATGCAGATGCCCTCGACTACTGGCCCAGCATTGCCTTTTGGGAAATGATGATTAAATCATTTAATGGCATCACTAGCCTTTTCATGGCTATGGGATTAGTAGGGAGCAATTTTTATGCTTTAAATATTGCAAGCAATAAAGACTCCATCCCAAATATTGCAAATCTGCCTAATACAGATTTTTCAAGTTTTTCTATACGATCAGACAAAACAAAAGATGGTCATTCCTGGGCTATTAGGCAAAACCAACATTCACCAAAAACTCTTCTTGAATATCGAGATGTAGAAGAAGAAAAACCAGGCATGGGAGGGATGAGAAAAACAGATTCATTTATTCATAAAGAAACAGTTGCTTATGCCTACAGGCCAATTGTGCATGAAGGTTCAAAAGGCTTAACAGCAAAAGAACAAGAATGCTTGGAAGTTGGTTTAACTGGTAAGGCTAATGGAAAGATCGTTGGAGCTGGTGTTGGATCTTATGGCTCTAATTTCTTTTATCAGTTGCCAATTATTGGGCCTGTAGCAGCGTCTTTATTCTTCTCTGAGGCAACCAAGACTGGTGGAAATTTAGGCAGCGATGCAGCCCAGCAATGGAATGATTGTTGATGGAGTGTTATCACTGTAAAACAGAATTAATTTGGGGAAGTGACTCTGATGCACCACTTCATGAAGAATATTCAATGGTGACTTTTTTATCTTGTCCTAAATGTGAAAGCGATGTTGAAGTTTGGAAGAAAAAAGAATAGTGGACATAAAAAAACCTCGGATTGTTGAGCCTTCTATTT